AAATCCCATAATAAGTTATTTAAGCATGTACCACTTTAACTACATCCCCAGTTCTATATAATTGACCTATACGTAAACCACCAGCAACAGCTGCTGCATTATCTGCATATACAGGAAGAGTGCTAAAATTATTATATTGACTAAATAGTATTCTAACTCTTTTAGTTAACCAAGTTAATCTTCCAAATATGTCTGCTGAATTAGGAAAGCCCATATTATTATATTTTAGCTAGTTGAAAATGCATACCATCAGGTTTGCCCCATGTACCACCCCAATCAAATCCTGCATCTGTAAAACATTTAACAAACTTAGCTGTAAGTTTAGGCTTACAACCAAAGCAGTTTGCATAAGCATTCATATCTACAGCAATTCCCCATGAGTGTAAAGACATTGTAGAACCACCTCTTTTCTTACGAATATTAAAACAACCATCCCAAGTCTTAAGCTCATCTACACAACCTCTTTGTATAAGGTTATTAAAAGCATGAGACAAAGGAACAACCATATCTTTATTACAATATATCTTTTTAGGTATAAATCCTATTTCAAGATTAGCTGGTACATCCCATACAACCATATTTTTATTACTAGGTGATGCAGGACCATATTTAGCTAGACATTGTGCTGAAGTTACCATATATTACATTTTAAGTATGAATAATGTTGATATACCGGCTATTAAAATAACACTACAAATAGATGAAAGCTTAGATCTAACTTTAAGAGCTTTATGTTTCTTAGATAGTAATGTATACTGATCACTGCAAATGGAATACAATGTAAAGTTAGCATCAGATTTTTTTTTCTCATTAATCATCTGATTTTTCAGATTAGCCTGAATAATTTGATCATGGTATATTACACTATCTTTCAAAGAAAGCTTACGTTTAGTAAACTCTAACTCTTGTTGTACAAAAGGAAGAAGCATTTTAACAGAATCACCAATAACTAAATCTTCAGCTAATGCTCTAGCTACACTATCCGGCATACATATTAACTTTTGTGAGTAACATGCTGTAGAAAATAAAATGGCAATGATTAATAATAATTTTTTCATAATTAGTAGTTATATCTATCTTTAAAAAAGCTATCCACCTCATTATCCTTATATCCTTTAACCTTTGTAATAGTATTGTGTGATTTTTTATTAGTAGTATCAATAGCCACTCTATTGTATACCAACATAGAATCAAGAATATCAATCTGAAGTTTGTAATCAGTGATAGAACTATCTAAACTCTTTAATTTATTCTGAAGAATTAGATTTTCTTTCTTTAAGCTATCTATTTGATGCAATAACTCTTTAGGTACTTTCACTACTTCTTTAGAATCAAATAAACTAAATAGTAAAAAACCAATAATAATTATTAGTAATACAATTATAGCATCCTTAAATATATTTATCTTATTCATATTGTTTTATTTTCCGGTAAATAATCATTTATACTAAATATCTCTTCATGTTTAAAAAAACTGTCATGTACAAATGTTTTATAGTTAGTACGATAGTTTTTATTTAAACTTACAGGTTTAAACATTTGATGATTCAATATCTCAACATCTCTCTTAAGATTCATTATCTCAGTCTTGTCGATGTTAGACTGAGCTAGAAGTGCTTTAACATCACTTCTTAGCTCAGACACATCTCTCCATATTAGCATTGCTAATACGGTAACTAATGATGGAAAAAAATAAAGTTTAATGGAGTTTCCTATGGAATTTTTAGGGTTTAATTCACTCATTTCCAATTAGTTATAAAGTTTTTTACTCAGCAGATTTAGTTGTAGGAGCATCTTGTGCAGCAGCACCTACTAAGAATACACCAATCACTTGCATGATTTGACCTACTACATTAATCACACCTGTTTGTGAGTTTACTAAAAAGCTACCAATTGCAGCTAAAACACCACCAAGAGTTGTTTTCCAGTTTTTCATAAGAAAAGTTTTAAGTTTTTTAAAATAAATTTGTGAGAAAAAAGAATTTACATTAAGTTTGCTCCCCTTTCTCTACAATATAATATACAATTTTTTACACTAACAACCTAAAAATTTATGAATCCAGCAGAGTATAAAAAGAAGGTAGAACACGACCTTATTATAGAATTTATAAATAAATTTCATCAAAAAGTAGGGTATTATCCAACCGTGATTACAAATCATAGAATTACAGATGATGGAATTATTACATTAACTCTTCCAGAGCTAGAAAAATATTTTGAACCTTATTTGCCTACATTTTATAATAAAAAATTAACATTAGCTGCTAAAGACAGAGCAAGATCTTTAGTAGAACTTAGATGCATATTTTTCTTTATAGCAAGATCTATGAGGTATAACTTAAAGGAATTAGGTATATACATGGGAGGAAGAGATCACACTACAGTGATACATGGTGTAAACACATTTAGAGACCTGTATGAAACAGACCCTTTATTTAGGGATAAATACTATTTAATCATTAACCAAATAAAAAAAGACTATGAGCCATCAACTTTGGAGCACTCCCCTGAAATGGAAATTAAGCCCTAATCAAATTTATTTTTTAGACTGCTGCAGGTCTAATATAAAACCTGGAAACATCATTGATGAAAATGCAGAAAAACAAGTTTGTTTAGACAGAAACCTAATTGATAATGTAGGTAATTTGACAAACGAAGGAGCCCTGATATTAAATGAATTTGAAACCTATCTTATTAAAGTAAAAAGAAAAGTAGCAAGTGACGTTTTAGGACCAGATGTTAATCAAAAAGTAAAAGAGTATAGAGAAATCTGGCCAAGTAAAAGACTACCATCTGGTGAACTAGCTAGACAGAGTGGTCAAGAACTTAAAGATAAGTTTGTATGGTTCTTTAAAACCTATCCGGAGTATGATTGGGATTTAATATTAGATGCCACTGACTATTACAATGAAGTATTTAAAAGAAAAAACTATCAGTATATGGTTAGTAGTAGTTATTTTATTAAAAAAACCAATCCACAAACTAAAGAAGTGAGCTCAAAGCTTGCTGATTATTGTCAAGAGATTCTTGACAATCCAAATATATTAAACAGCAACACATGACAATAGGACAAAAGTTTTTTCATAGCTTCATTATTGGAGTTTTATTCAGTTTACTCAATTGGTTAATCATTGATAACTTCATTATAAATGTATCAATTTATAAGTACATTTTTATAGAACTTGTTTTGGTAGTTTCCATAAAATTATATAAATTTACAAAGCAAAAATTAAATCTAAACTAAGTGAATATTCTTAATCTTCCTCAAAAAGATAGACCTTTTGGTATTAAAACATACGTGGAAATATTAGAAGAAGGTTTGCAATATATAGAAGATAGACGTATAGGGAAGATTAAATCTTTAAGTCTTCCTTGGGACGGACTAAACAAAATGGGAGTAGGTGGTTTAGAATGGGGATCAATGCTTACTATAGGGGCTAGACCCGGTGCAGGTAAAACAATGTTTGTTTCTCAAATACTAAGAGAAGCTAAATATCTCAATCCTACCCAAGATTTTAACATCTTAGAATTTCAATTTGAAATGGGACCAAAACAAACTGCAGCAAGAGATTTTGTTGCACAAACTGCATTGGACTATAATCAAGTGTTATCTACAAATAAACAAATAGATGAGTTCTCAGTGAAGATGATGAAACAGTATGTTGATGAACAGAAAAAATTTCAATCATATGGATCATACAGAACTCAAATTAATACACCTCTTACCGTTAGAAAGATGGAAGAAGCTATTCAAACAGCTTACAACGGGCTTGGTGGTAAACCTTTAATTGTTACCATTGATCACAGCTGGCTTATTAAAAAAGATACAGATGAAAGAGAAAAGATCAACACTCTTTATAACACTGTAGAAATGTTAATGCATGTTAAAAATAAGTTACCTATTATAATACTTATGATTTCTCAACTTAACAGAAGTATTGATGAACCAGTTAGAAAGATGCCAGGTACAATAGGTAACTATCCAACTAGCTCTGACATATTTGGTGGTGATGCTCTTATGCAGGGTTCTGATATGGTGATTGTATTAAACCGTCCGTATAAAGTGGATATAGAATCTTATGGTAGAAAAGAATATCCTTGTAAAACAGATGATATATTTACACATATTCTTAAATCTAGAAATAGTGCTGATGATACTAATCTAATATTTATGAAAGCAGATTTCCCTAGACAAAGAGTATTAGAAGTACCTGAACCTCAAGCTGCTAATCCTGGAGGAAGTTCTCCACAAAGAAGGACAGCTAATAGATTTATTAATACAAATGGTCCAACAATTTAACAACATACAATAACAATTAAAACAAAAGACATGAGTATTTTACACACAATGTCTGATGATGAAAGAGCAAAGTACAAAGCCCAGAAGCTAAAAGAAATCAGAGATTACAACTCTGAACTTATAGTTGATTTAGGGATTACTGCTTTTGATTTCAACATGAAGACACAGTTCTATGATGAACAAGCACGACTGGTGGTAGGGATCTTTCCATCAGAGTTCAAAAAAACAAAAGGATTTTTCTTTGAGCTTATTGACTCAGACTTAAATCCAGTAGATCCAGAAAGAAAAGTTTATAGAGTGCCATTTAATTCTGCTTTTGAAGAAGAGTATGAACTTAACTCCAAAGGTTCTTATTTAGTACCAATAGATGAATTAAAAGTTGTACACAGAAGTTCTGTTGCTATCAGTAAAATGTCAGCATTTACAGGTACAGATAGTACATTCAAGCCTACTCAAAAAGCCCAAGAAGCTGCAGCTAGTATTCCAAAAGCTCCAGGTCTTATGGAGGATGCACCATATTCTGATATGACTATCAGAGATTATTTTGCTATCCAATTTCTAAAACCAGTAAGTGCTAAAGGCTGGTTAAATGAACTTATAAAAAACAAATAGTAATATGGCACAAGGAGTATTAATTATTGCAGAGTCCGGTGCTGGCAAGTCTACCAGCATTGAGACGTTAAATCCCAAAGAGACATTTATTATTAACGTTGCTAACAAGCCTCTACCGTTTAAAGGATGGAGAAAGAAGTACAGTATCTGGAGTAAGGACAACCCTTCCGGAAACATGTATGACAAATCTAGTCCTGAGAACATAGAAGCTTGTATTAAATACGTTAGTGAGAAACGTCCTGAGATTAAAAACATAGTAATAGACGACTTTCAGTACATGAGTTCCTTTGAATTCTTTGACAAAGCTAATGAGAAAGGTTATGAGAAGTTCACACAGATAGGTGCACACCTAGCTAGAATTGCTCGTATGCCTAAAGACATGAGAGAAGATCTGCTTATCTTCTTTCTAACTCATGCAGAAGAGGCAACGGATATGGAAGGTAAACGTAAGTTTAAAGCAAAAACAATTGGTAAAATGATTGATGAAAAACTAACTTTGGAAGGACTTTTTTCCATAGTTTTGTTTGGAAAAGCCAAAAGAAACAAAGACGGAGAGATTAGGTATGTATTTGAAACCCAAACCAACGGTGAAAATACATGTAAGAGTCCACGTGGAATGTTTCCTACCTTTGAAATTGGTAATGACTTACAACTTGTTGCTAAAGCAATAAAGGACTATGAAAATTAACAACCACATTTATTAATTAAAAAACAAAAAACATGTTTAGTACAGAAGGACAATCAGTTAAGGGAGGGGGATTAGGAAAATCCTTTGAACCCGGAGTAGTTTATGCACACATTTACAGTGCACAAGTAAGAACTGCCAAAACAGGAAAGAAAGCTTTAGAGCTTACATTAGAAGGACCAGAACTACCTAACTTTGAAGGTTGGGCTATTGACAAAGATGACCAAGAAGGTGAAAAGTTCAAAGGTCAAACTGCAAGAGTGTCTGCAACTATTTACATCAGTGAGTATAACAGTGATGATGTTAACAAGAATGAAATCTTGAGCAAACTTATTGTTATTGCTGATCAATTAGGACTTAGAAAAGAAATTGACAACTTGTCTAAAAATGCAAAAATTACTTCTATTGAAGAATGGGTGGAAGCAGCCGTTAACATTCTTAAAGGAAATGATTTATATTGGTTCTTATCAGGTAAAGAAGATGAATACAATGGAAAAGTAATTGTAAGATTATCTCTTCCTAAATTCAAATTTGCATCTATTGATGAGGAAAAATTGAACAAGTTTGATAAAACTAACAAGTATCATTTTACTCCATTGGCATCTAAATCAGTTAGTGGTTTTGAGCCAATCAATAATGATTTTAATATTTAATTCATTCACTTAGATTTAGACCTATAATTAACGGGGGATGTTTCTACATTCCCCTTTTTATTTTTAAATTTGTATTTATGTTCAACACAAAAGATTTAGTACATGATATAAAAGATGTACCAGTTACATGGATATTTGAACATTTCTGTGTACTTAAAGAAAAACTAAATGGACAAGATCTAAAATTTAAATCTATATTTAATCCTAAAGAACGTACACCTAGCATGTGTATTTATATGGATACACATAATGTTTATAAGTATAAGGATTTTTCTACCGGTAAAGGTGGCTCAGCTATAGATTTAGTAAAAGAAATGACACATCTATCATTTCATAAAACTTGTCAGCTTATTATAGAAACATACAATGATTTCGTTCTACATAATAATGGAGGTTATGACATAGAAAGATTTCAACGAGCTTCTAAATATAAGGTGACTAGTTATGATATGAGAAACTGGAGTACCCAAGATCAATATTTCTGGACACAGTTTAATATTGGATCTAAACTACTTGAGGCTTACATTGTAAGACCACTAGAAAGTTATTGTATGACCAAGGACGATAATGAGCTTTGTATCAAAGGACTCTATCTCTATGGTTATTTCAAAGCAGATGGTACTCTCTATAAAATCTATCAGCCTAAGACATTAGATAAGAAGTTTATTAAGGTGACTGATTACGTCCAGGGTTGGGATCAATTACAAAATCGTAAGCATCTGCTTATTACATCTAGTCTTAAAGATGTAATGTCTATTAAATCTTTAAAGCTTGATCTAGATGTCATAGCTCCTGATAGTGAAAACACTATGATTAAGAAAGACGTAATGGAAGAGCTTAGAAATAAGTATGAAAAGATTATTGTGATGTTTGATTTTGACCAAGCAGGTATAGAAGCCATGCAGAAGTACAAAGAAAAGTATCCATTTATAGAAATTACAGTGCTTCCTATGAGTAAGGATGTATCTGATTCAATTAAAGATTATGGAGCTAAAGAGGTTAGAACTAGATTAGTTCCTATCTTAGCTAAAAAATTAAATGATGAGGAAGAAAACAGCTAAACCTAGAAAAGGTGCAGCACCAAAAACTAGGAATGCAGGTACTATGACAGATGCTGCCTTCTGGAGTTTTATAAGAAGTGCACTACGACAGAAGTCTAGATGGTGGAAACCTATTGGTCAGGCTAAAGCAAAAGCTAAAAGATCTTATAAGGGTCCACTAAAGAGACAAAAGTTTGAGTATCAGTGTGCAGAGTGTTCTCAGTGGTTTCCTGATAAGAAAATCAATGTTGACCACATTGTACCTGCTGGTACTTTAAGATGTGCTAACGACCTACCAGGCTTTGTAGAGAGACTATTCTGTGAAGTAGATAATCTACAGGTGCTCTGTGAAACATGTCACAATAAAAAAACACAAGATGAAAAGTCCAAAAAGTAAACAGGACCTTATAGAAAAAGTAGTGGAGCAGATTAAAGAAGATGTCCACTGTGGTTATTATGAATCTTTAGAAGGATTGCTTAGACTAATACCTTCAGAAGATTTAATAGCCTATCTTCCAGAAGAAGACTGGAAACCATTTAATCATTTAGTAGCAGAAGAATATTTAAAAAAAGAAAATGGCAGAACTACATGAGACCTTTATGGGTAGAAAACTTATAGAAGGTACGTTACCAGATATTGCTAGACAATTGGAACGTATAGCTAATCTTTTAGAAAATAAAGATAAGTATAGTCAGATATCTACAGCATTTTCAGTGTTTGTAGATAGTTATCCAGATGATAGAGAACTAGGTAAAAAAATAAGAGATATATATGGAAAATGATGAATTAAAAAGTCAGGACAAATTAACTAGTGAAGTTAATCAAGACAAAATAAATGTCCACCAACTTATAGAATTTCTTGAGTATGAAGAAGCTTTAACAACAGATGCAAAGACTGCAGGTCGTATTAGAATACTTTTAAAATTAATGGGAATATGGAACTAGAAGATTTAATGAATCAATCTATAGAAATAATGGAGAATGACTTTTATGCTAAGCCATTTAAGTTTTCTTATAGTAGTCTTAACAAGCTTATGTGGAATCCACAGGCCTTTTATCAAATGTATGTACTTGGTAATAGAGAAGAGAAGACAGAATCTTACTTAGTAAATGGTAAGATTATACATTGCCTTCTACTGGAACCAGAGAAGTTTGATCAGCAATTTATAGTTAGTCCAGGCAAACTTCCAGGAGACAGTGTAAGAGTTGTAGTAGATAGAGTGTTTGCTCATGCTGTAGAACTACAAGCTAATGGTGATGCAAGAACTGAATTCACAGATTTTAGTGATGCTGTACTTGATGTTCTTAAAGACATGAATCTTCATCAAAGCTTAGTTGATGATAAAAAGACTGGAATTACAGGAGATCAAAAACGTATAGATAAAATTTATACAACAGAAGCTATGAACTACTGGGAGTTTCTTAAAGCTAAAGGTAATAAGACACTTATAGATCAAGACAACTATGACTTCTGTAAGACTGGTGTAGATCTTATCAAGCTTAACAAAGAAGTTTGTAGTCTAATAGGTTGTGATGTAAATGAATTTAGTAACAAAGAAGTGCTTAACGAGCTACCTGTAGAGATTAATATCAATGATAAGCCATTTGGTTTAAAAGGTATCATAGACAACGTAGTTATTGATCATGATAAAAAGATTATTCATATCAACGACATCAAAACTACTAGTAAGGAACTTAAGGACTTTCCTGAGTCAATAGAATTTTATAATTATTGGATGCAAGCTGCAATTTATTCTACGATTATTGCAATAAAATACTTACATTTAATTGAAGGAGGTTACCAATTACAATTTCATTTTGTAGTGATAGATAAAAACTATCAAGTGTATCCTTTTTTAGTTAGTGAATCCACTCTAAATGGTTGGTTTGATAGATTCAATCACGTTTTAGAAAAAGCTCACTGGCATTATGTAAACAAAAGCTACGATCTACCTTATGACTTTGCTTTAGGAAAAGTAGTTTTATAAAACTTGATAAGATGATAGACAAACTCTATGGAAAATATTTTCAAAAATCTAAGTCATTCTTATATCCTGCATTAGGAATAAAAAGAACAAGTTATAAATCACCTTCTAACACCTATCTTTCCTTTGAGGGGAGGATAGGTTTAGAAGATATAAAACTAATTTGTACTTTTGATGAAGATGATTCTGAAGGATTTAAATCATTTGAAAGTGAAATGCTTATAGGAAATCCTTTGTTTTTAGAAAAAATACAAGTAAAAGATTCTAACCTATATGTATTTGATTTACAAATCTATGAGGTTGATTGGTTCAATTTTATTCTTGGTAGATATTCTAAATTATCACCTCATTTGAAAAGAGCAATTAAAACATACTATGGAGAAAGGTCATCAGAATATAAGTATATTGAAACATATTTATATCCATCTGAACATTTTGAAACTTATGCTAAACTACTAGATGTTGATATTAACTTATTAAAAGAAGTTGGTGAATTATGTAATGGATATGATTGTAAAAAAGAAACTTTAAAAATTCCTGTAGAAGATTTAGAATGTTTGAAAAAAATATAATAGCTTTGTAAAAAAACCAAATTATGAATAAATCAATGATGTTAATTACTTCTACCTGGGGAAGTAGTAAAACTTTTAAAATGATACCAGTGACACAAGATTGTGTATTTAACGAAGCAATCTTTGACTTAGATAGCAAAGTGTTAGCTCTTATCTCTAAAGAGAAGAAAGAAAGCTTACACATGGTAGCTAAAGTGAATGAATGGGGTGACGTTGTACCTATGAAAATAGGAAAACGTTCTAATGGTAAAGACTATGCTGAAGAACGTAAATCTCTAGAAACATTCTATGAGTATTATGTAGAGGATATTAATGAAATTAAAGATATTGTAAGCATGTTTGCTGTCAATGCTGAATTTTTTGATATCACTTCTTTCTTGGAAGCTAAAACACAAGCACCAAAAACAGGAAACTTAATTTCAACTATTTAGTCCTTGTTCATAATAACCAAATTAAGCAGATGTAAGTC